ACCATCAGGCAACTCAAGGTCAGCAGTAGCCAAAGTGAAAGCATTTTTGTGCATCACGATGTTCTGTGGAGACACAGTGCCAGTGTTGTTGAAAGGAGTCACAACAGCAGTTGCGCTTGTGGAAGTAACAACTGTGTTTTGGAACTGACCGCCAGTGATGACAGCGGGGCTGACAGTCACGGAAGTAGTGCCAGAAGTGGCAACAGTCACATCAGCAGTCACAACGAAGTTACGCAGTTTGCCAGAGCCGTAAGCAGAACGATTCTGGGGATTAACAGCGTAAATGCCAGCGATCTGGATGATGTCACCCTGCTTCAAGCCAGCGGTTGCTGTGGCGGCAGTCAATGCAATAGTCGATGTTTGCGCCCAACCAGTTGACAAGAAGCCAGTTGCAGTGGTGGTGGCGCAAGACAATGTAGCAGTTGAGTATGAACCAAATGTTTGGTTCACAACGTTCTGATCCATCTTCCAGTTCATACCAGCAGAGTCACGGCCCATCATGCCTTTTTGGTATTGCTTGCCGATCACATCGGAGGGAACAAACAAACCTTTCAAGCTGTCCACAATGGTTGCGCCTGTGAAAGGCTCAACGATGCAAGACCTACGACCATCACGGGGTGCGCCCTCTGAATCCAAGTAAGCACCAGCGGTCAAGTAGGTGAGCAAAGATGTGGGAGGTGTACCAGCAGTACCAACGATGTTGGCGGTGCTGTTCTTAGCCATTGTCAAACCATCAAAGTCAATTTTGTTGGCGACAGCAGCCACAGCGGGCTTCAACACACGATCAGAGAACATATCCAAAGATAATGTCAAATCGGATGTGGTGAACTGAGTGTCAACGTGGAACTGAGTGCTCAAGGTCACTGGAACGCTTGTCTCGTTGAAATCTTCAACATTCAAAGCAGGGCCAGTAGTACCAATGAAACGACCAGGTCTACGGACATTCAAAGTATTACCAATTTTCGCACCGCTAACAGCGAAATTATCATCATAGTTGCGGTCGACTTCAGAAGAGAAAGTCAATTCATTTTCCAAGACCATCAACGCTTCGTTGGTGATCATGGAGATAGTAAGCAGATTATTGCTCATAATATTTCCTTAATAAGAATGGGTTTTGTTGTCAGCGGATTCGCCCTGAAAGTCTTGCCGCTTTCCAAGCCTGATATGAACCATGAAACTGCCCATCGGAAGTTATGTTCACATCACGCCCATTAGCCGCAGACCTTATTGGATTAATCGGTGCTGGCGCTTTACTTTTCCCAACAACAGACTTTGTCTGAGGCTCTGCTTTTTCAAACTGAGCCTCCAATTTCCCAATAGTTCTCAATGCCGATGTGACTGTCATGCCTTGCAGTTTTTCCGCAATCTCAGGATTCTCAGCAAGGTGGTACAAGATTCGAGGGCCAGCTTCGGATTCAAAGATTGCATCACGCACTTCGTTGCTCACAACAACGTCTGCCGATCCAACCATGTCCTCAAAGTCTGGCATCTCAGATTTCGCAGATTGAACCCGTTTTGCCCAAGTGTTTATCACCTCTTGGCGTTGCGCTTCAACCTTTGCCTGTTCTACCTTCTGCTTTTCCTGATTCATGCGTTCTTCGACTTTATAGTCTGTCAATGCTTTCGCATATTCAAACATATCGCTGAACTGCTCTGGTTGGGGTTCTTCAGCAACTTCAACCTTTTTGGGCTGATTTCTGCCTTCGAGTTCCTTCAACCTAGCTTCCAAAGATTCCCTCTGCTCACGTTCTTTGCGGGCTTCTTCCCTCGCTTCTTCACGTTGCTTGGTTATCTTCTCAAATCGTATCTCCAACTTAGGATTTCGTTTTCGATCCTCTGTTGCTGTCGCTTCCTCTTTCGCTTCAACTGGTTCACTCTGCTCTTGCGGCTCGATAGGAGTTTCCTCAACTACCGCCTCGCGGTCAGCTAAACCCATTCGCTGGGCGTTAAATTCAGCTAAATTTTCGCTAGTCACTACGTTAGCAGCAACTTTCACTTCATCCGTCATAGGTTTCCCTAAGAATTTACCCAGTTAACATTACTGGTACTGTTTTAGGCTTTAGCCCTAAATCATTATCTTTTTTGCATTGCTTGCATATGAGAAAAAGCCAAACCTTCATGACGATCAGCCAAATCATGCAACTTTTCTTTTCTATATGCTTTTGCTGCTTCTCTGTGAGCAGATGCACCTTCCGAAGATGGAAAATTCTTTGAGGATATTGCCCAAGCCTTGTCTGACATTTCTCCAGCAGACATAGCAGGAGATTTATTTTTAGCCATTTGTTTTTTTATAAATTCTGCTTTGTTTTCTGAAGTTACGGTAGGCATAGCATTCCTTATTGCGTTGATTGATGTATTAGCGGATTTGCACCTTGAGATATATCTTGTTGGGCAGACTGTGCATATTGTGCCTGTTCCGCATTCCTTTTGTCAATCTCTTGAGTTAGGCGGTTTGTATCCATGCGGTGCAATAACAAATCAGTAATTGCCTCAATTTCAGTTTTATTCTGTGAAGTAATAGCCCGTGTATTCTGATCGTTAACCTTAACTTCAGCCATAGTTTCAGTATTATGGGCTTTGGCAGTGACTTCCATAAGTTTGCGTCTTGTAGCGCCTTCTTCTTTAATCTGTGCCACTTGCGCCCGATTATTGATTTCGAGGCCAGCGGCTTGCAACTGCTGCTGAAGCTGTTGAATCATCTGCTTAGACTGAGCCAATTCCATTTGAGCCTGTGGTGGAATGTCTGATTTCTCATCAATCTGAGCCATCGGGTTCATGGCGGCAAGGCGATCTGCGATCACATCAGCGCCTGGAAAGTCCATATTTCGGAATACCAAGTCACCCGCAATATTGAACAGTTCTGCGTTGCCTGTCAGCAAAGGCATCATGCTTTCTACGGCTTGCTGTCTGCGGCTTTGAAAGCCTGGGCCTGTGTCCATCACCACATCATATTCGCCCACAGTCACATCGTTCAGCACTTCACCGATTTCACTTTGCTCGTTGATGGTGGTCATGTCAGGCTGACCATCCGAGCCGATAATCCGCATGACTCGCTGAGTGTCGTAAATCTTGGGGATTAAATCCAAGATGATTTTGCCCGTGTGCCTAATGGAACGGGTCATATTGTCGTAGAAGTGGAAGTTTGACAGATCAACTTGGTTCTGCTGACCCGATAAAGCCTTACCTGAGATGTTTCCGCTTGGCAATTGATTGGGGTCTAGGATGCCCAACACCATTTGCAAGTCTGCGGAAATAGCGCCAGCGGCCTCCATAATGCCTGTAGGCGGTGCTTCAGGCTGTAAACGGGTTGGAGTCGGTGCGGGTTGACCTTCGATGTCTTTTTGTTTGTATCTCAGGACAGGGGTTGACTTAATGTTAGCCATCGCCCATTCGTTCTCATGTCCCTCGTCTTGGCCTTCAGCAAGCAGCCACTTGGCTTTAGGCGCAAGGGCGACACTTTCGGTCATGGATGTGCGCCAGAAGTTGTACATCCGTTGTGGGTCTTTGGCGAACCTAACAAGGCCATACTTCTTACGCTTGTCATCCACAATCACTTGTGCGCCATAGCAAGGCACAACAGGAATGTATTTGCCCGCCATAGTCTTTTCTTCTAAGACCTCGATTGCGGTGCATTTAATCCACTTCACGGCTTTGCGGAAGCTGTCTCGCTCATCAATGACTGTGAGGCCAGCCGCTTCAACACGGGCAAAGAAGTTATCGGAGTCGGCAAAGCCTGAAGTGCCATCGCTCAACAAATAAAGTTTGGCTCGTTCACGCTCGATATAAAAGTATTCAGCGACTCGGATGTCCTCTTTGGTGATCCATGCGGCTGTGTCATCGCCTGTGGAACGCTGTTGGAAGTTTGCCCCATCGTCAGCGCCTGGGTAATATTCCCTAAACACCTTCTTATCCATCACTGTGGTAATCAGGCATCGTTCTGCGTCTGATCCATCAGGCAGAATTGAATTAGGGTCGAAATAGACAGTAAAAGGATTGTCAATAGTGTCAATAAAGATTTCCTGATCAAAGGAATCCTCCCGTGTATAACGGGTATTAATTCGCCAGTAACCCCATCCCATGCGAACTGCATAGTCAAATGCGGTGTCATAGGCGGTGTCAGCGTTGGAGTTCACTTCAATGTGGCGGGTAATGCCCTCGATCACTTGGGCAATCTTGTAATCTGCCAAGTTATTAACAGGGTGAACTTTGATTCGGGGGCGCTGCTGACGCTGTTGATTGGTCACTTGCCTGATATACGCATCAATCTTGTTGATGGTCAGGCATGGGCGGGATTCTAAGTTTCGGCTATTCTGAATCTCAACAGGCCATTGGTCGCCAGCAGCAAACTTAATGTCGTTCAGAGCTTCTGCCCGATTTGTAGAGTCGGCATCATTAACCATGCGCCAGAACTTGATCGCTTCATTGATCTTGTCTTTGTTTCCAGTTTCGTCTTGGTAAGCCATATTCAGCCCTTTATTTCGTGCGTTATTATCTCACTAGCTCATCCAACTGCCAACATTGGCAATTTGTGCTGATTTTTTTCTTTTAACGGGTTCTTTAATCATAAGCGCAATATATCTAAATGCGTCAGCCCCGTGTGAATAGTGATCATGCAAAGGATTACGGCTGAACTGGCCTGTATCAGGATCAACCTCATATCTGTAGTGTCTCAGACAAGCCAAGCCATCTGCGGTGTGTTCCCTGTCAAAGTAACAAGTCGGGAAGATTGTCCTTGCCGCATTGATTGAATCGAGAATCGGCACTCTTGGCATGATCTGCGTCTTAAACCCTGCGGCTCTTACGATGTCGTCGATTGTTCTTCCTGCTGCCGCCAAGGTCTTATTCTCAGCGTCATGGGGTAGCCAGATGGTGTCATAGACATAACCAAACGTCTGCATGATTGCCAGGTAATACGAAATAGTCTTTTGGCTGTCCTCAATGTATCGTATAAGGCGGGTTTCCATGCCCACAAACTGCAAGAACCAGATAGCGGTGCTATCAGACCATCCAAGGTCAAAAACAGCGTGTACGGGCTTTGTGGCGTCATAAGGCACACGGCAAATGCGCCCATCCTTCTCAGCCTGTTGCATTTCCTTGGCAAAGATTGCCCCATCCACAGTTTGGCGGCATAAACCTTCCCACACTTGGTTATAGGCTTCCTCATCCCTTAATTTTAGGGAATCTTTCTCAAGTTTTAGCGTTTCGGGAAACCAAGGGTTATCGTACCAATTTACCTTCATAGTGATGCAGTCAGCGGGTGGATTAGCCACAAATCTTTGGTAAGTCTCATCTGTCTCTAACTCAGGGTTGAAGCTGATCCATATCTCGCTACTTTCTTTACGAATGGTCGGGATAAGCACATTCCAACTGAGGCGGCTTACTGTTTGGGCTTCCTCCACCCAACAAATGTCCACGCCTTCATAAGACTTGACATTAGCAATATTGTTTTTTAGACCGACGAAGCTGAACTCTGTGCCGTTCTTGCCTCGGATGCTGGCTTGCGTAATTTCATAAAAGCCAAGCAGCCCCAGGCTTTCGATCTGGTCGCTTAACAGCTTATGCACCGAATCCCGCATGGAGGTCATGAACTCCCTAGCGCAAAGAATACGCATTGGGCTTTTAGCGCCAAGAATTAAAAGCGCTCTTGCAATTCCCCAAGACTTAGCGCCACCCCTGCCGCCATAAGCGACTTTGTAACGGCTTTTCTTGAACAGTCCTTCCAGCTTTACTGGAAACTCTGCCCTTGCAATAGCGTCTTGGACTTCACTCATTAGGCTTCACAAAGGTGACTTGGATGCCCTGAAGTGGCTCACCATCTGCGCCTGTGACCTCGGCTTTTACAGTTTCAGACCAACGCATTTGGCTTTTAGTCCACCAAATCAGGCTTGTCGTATCTCCTGCGGTAGCTTTCTGAAATAGCGTTTTGGCAATTTGCCCGTTAGCTTTGGCTTTGCCCATGTCTAGTTCATGGCGGTAATACTTACGCAATGTCTTGTCATCAATGCCAACCAACACGGCAATAGATTCGTGCGGCAAGCCTAATCCCGAACTGGATTCAACCAGCCTTTTAGTCTCATCGGTTGGAATATGCTCGTGATTCATTTTATAAA